TTGTGGAGTACCTAGTGATGCCTACTGCATCGTGGGGGTACGTACCCACTTGACAATTCATACTGAAATAGACATCACCCAATGCCTACTACGATTGCATTCATGACTGCCATCTTTACCATCTTAGTTTTTGGGATCCAGCAGCTGTACCCTTTAGGGCGCTGGGTAGTTGTGATGGTACAACTAAGTTACTATTGGGCCAGTGCATGTTATTCACATCTGTGCCGTGTCTGTCGATACGTTGCATCTTGCGTGAGAGGTTTGCTGTCTCAATCATTTGTCGGATCTGGTAGACAATGCGGGGTCACAAACAACCTTTACCTTAATCCTACTATCTTGGGTTTATCTCCTGAGAGCGTGGGCTACAGGTCATGGGGCATCATACAAGATGTTGCTGCCAGATGTCGTGTCACCTTGGGCCTTGATCGATCAACTGACCCTAGTGATGCTGCTACTCGTGTACTAGTTAAGAAAACCGTATGGGGCATTCTAACTGACAACAAACTGTATCCTGATTTGCGTAGTATGGATGCAGTCAGGTTAGTCCCATATGCTGCTGAAATCGCCCTTAGCCCCACTATGGATGAGATTGAGAGTTTGCACATAGCCACTCATCCAGTGCTGTCCACCTGCCGGCAGTTGGCACGTGGGGAATGGAGGGTGGAACCAAGTTCCTGGTGGGCTTGGATCCGCTCTCTATTCAGGACTCCGTCGGAAGATGTTTATCTTCCAGCGGTGTCCCAGCGGGGTTTTTAGGGCGCCTGGTGTTGGGGGAGTCGAAAGTGGTCAAGAGTAATCTGACTAATCCCAGCGTTCGTCTCTCCCTCATCGGGCGCGGACCACACAAGCCACATTTTATAGGCATTATCAGTGGGTTGTGTGGTGTTGCTCGGTATTGTTGTTTTGACAATACCATTCATAATGCCTACACCGCAATCATGGAGCGTGTGTTCTATCATGTTACGGCAGTGGGATTTGTTCGCCCACATGTTCCGAACATGGAGACTGTGAACCTAGTCCTTTCAGAATTTCGTGTTGCTTTCGTTGCACTTATCGAGCGGACCGTCCCTGTACCTCTCAGTGTCTATCCTGAGAATAATTACAAGGGCCGAAAGCTGTTAGTGTATAAGAAGGCACGAGATCACGTGATGGGTCGGACTTATGGTAGGAACTTCGGAGCACTCAAGACCTTTATCAAGCATGAGAAGATATTGGTAAAGGAGAAGCGTTTGGTGCCCCGTGTCATTCAACCACGAAGTCCCGAATATAACGTTTGTGTTGGACGTTATATTCGACAGTTGGAGCACAAGGTATATTCCGTTATCGACCGATTGTGGGGAGGCCCTACTGTCATGAAAGGCCTCAACTGCGTTCAACAAGGCCAGGTTATTGCTAGTGCTTGGTACAGTTTCTCTAATCCAGTTGCCATCATGCTTGATGCCGTTAGGTTTGACCAGCATGTTAGTGTCCCCATGTTGTCGTGGGAACATGGCATTTATCTGGAACATTTCCCGGTATGTTTTCGACCAGAACTTGAATGGTTGCTCTCCATGCAGCTTTTCAATCGTGGCAAGATTAATTGTCATGATGGGTCCTTAACATATCATGTTAATGGGTGTCGTGCTAGTGGAGACATGAACACTGCCATGGGAAATGTTTTGATTATGTGTGCCAGCATGTGGTCGTTGTGCAAGAAACACCACGTCAAAGCCAGGCTTATTAACAATGGTGATGATTGTTGTCTTATTGTTGATCGGGCGTCCATTGGTATCATAAACACAAACATCAGTGCTTTTTATCAAACATTGGGGTTTGTTATCGAAATCGAAGGTTGTGTTTCAATGTTGGAACAGATCCAGTTCTGTCAGACGCACCCTATTCGTGTTGGGTTAGATTGGGTCATGGTTCGTGATCCTAAGGTGGCCATTAGTAAGGATGTTACTATCCTCAAGAATTGGTCCCCCAAGGAATATGGTGTATATCTGCGTGAATTGGGTAGGGCTGGGTTAGCTGCTTATGCTGATCTGCCCGTTTGGGGCGCGTTTTATCGCTGTCTATCCAGGTCCCAGGTTACTGGGCCCGTGTCTTCACGGTTGGTGCAACATGTTAGTGTGCCTATACTCGATAGTGGGTTGGGCAGACTTACTCGTGGAGTCCAACGTGGTGGTCCTGTTTTAGACAGTACACGCACCAGTTTTGCCCTTGCTTTCGGTTTGATCCCTCAAGTTCAACGTCACCTTGAGAGTTATTATGGTTCCATGGACCCGGGTCCCAGGTGTGTTTTCCCGGGACCTGCGGAGTCTCTACTATTTTAATATTGGGTTCCCTTCTTTAACGTCCAAAACGGTGGCTAAGCCTTAATTTAACCGTACCAAGCCATGAGATGGCAAATGGTCTAGAGACTGCACGGACGTAGCTATGGTGGAGGGGATGAACAGTCCCGGTTATGTTTCCGGTATCCAATACAAAACATGTCAAATAAAAATAAGAATGTTACATCAGGGAAGTCTGGGAAAATTCCCGCTTCCAATAGGAGTCAAGTTACACGTTCTAAGACGCCCAATAACTGCGAGTTGGTTAAGCAACCATCCGCGTTTGGTTATACTGCGCGTGCGTCTACTGTGTCGGCCTCGGGCTCTGGGAAAATTGTCATACGCAAACGTGAGTTTGTTGGCGCTGCAACCAATGGGTCTACCACTGGCTTCAGTGTCTCGTCTTTGTCTACAGCCACCCCAGGTTATGATATTAATCCGGGCTGTCCAATGCTCTTTCCTTGGTTGTCGCAGGTTGCGTCTGCCTTTGAACGGTTCCGGTTCAATAAGCTCTCGTTTGAGTTTATACCGAATCAAGCAACCAGCACAGCCGGACGGTATTATGCTGCTGTTGATTACGACTATGACGATATACCAGCTACCACCAAAACTGGGTTGATGGGCAACATCACTAGTGTCGAAGCTCCGCTTTGGGGTTTGTCCTCATTGCGTTGCGATCCGGCTAGTTTGAATCGTGATATGCCCTACCGCTATGTGTCTGCAACTTCTCGTACTGCGGTTGTTGATTTGCGCACCTCTAATAGCGGGTTTTTGATGGTAGGATTCGATACCCAAAATACCAACAGTTATGTTGACATTTGGGTCGAGTACGAGGTGGAATTAGTCACACCGGTCATAGAGGTTGAGATGCCTCAGTTTATGCCTGTGGCTAATACCAATCTTACCTACACAGCTAATGTTACTGGAGCACAGGGTACCGCTTATACCTCTTATCCACCACCGATGAATGTTACTATTCCTCGTGGTGTTGTTAAGTTGGTTAATTGTGGCGCACCTGGTGTTCCACTATTATCGTATACCACTGGTGGTGCCGCAGCCAATGCCTCTTATGCATTAGATATTAAGGATGCTAAGACGGATGGTACGCTGACTTACAACACGCTTTTCTATGTTTCTGGTGCCACACCTGCAACTGTTCTTGCTGCAGGTGTTGCCCCTCTTTCGGACATAGCCGTGTATGATGATTCAGGTACGTATTTGGGATTGGCTTTTGGCTCAACCGGCGTCACCCGTGTTGCTGGCTGTTTGGTCTCTACACAGCTCGCAACCACTAGTGGGTGTCTTTTGTCTACTTGCAATATGATTATGAGTTATCTGTATTCCACGTATCCTACTGCTAGGTATTTAGTCAATGTTTTGGTTACACTATCTGCTCTAGGCGCTGGTTATACTGGTTTCACATTTAACTATCAAAAGTAGATCTTCCAACGTGTTACACTCTATCTGGTGCAATTCTCTTTTCAAAAACAATACAAAACAAAAATTTAGGTAACAAACAAATCGGCACACACCGTGGGCGTTTGTTACTAATTCTTTTCTACACTTGTTAGGGATGACAAGTATATGGGG